TTTTTTCTTAGTAGGCACCTTTCTTTCCTCCTTTGTAGGATTTCTTGGTAGTACCCTTCTTTTTCTTTTTGCCTTTCATCTTCATAGACTTAGGTTTTGCGTTTATACAATGCGCCATATTTAGATCCTCACTATGTCATAAATTGTTTTCGTAGGGACCATAAATCGCGAGACAAATGGGACCTCCGACTTTTCATTATCGCCTGGACGTCTTTCGCCAAACTCTATATTAAATAGTGTACCATTAACTTGTAGGAAGGCGTCAACATATTCTTTAACTGTATATGACTTACCCGAGCCGATTGGTTCTATAGTTTTTGTACCTGGTTGCCCGACTGCCGCTACAATAGCGGCGCACAGATCATCGATGTGCACGTAATCTCTGACACATGTACCATCCGACGTTTTGTAATCATTTCCAAAAATAGTAAAAGTTCCTGACTCTATTGCGTTTTGTGTTGCCGCGTACAAACCCTCTGGGTTAGTTGGTGTCCGACCACCGACATTGAAAAAACGAAAAATTGTATAGTCCGAGCAGTTCTCTTTTACTATATCTTCGGCCGCTACTTTTGATAGCGCATAAGGTGACGTTGGATCATATGCTGCTCCGGTAGATGCAAAAATAATTTTTGCGTTTGGAAATCTACTAATAACATTTTTTGTTCCGACTGTGTTTGTATAAAAATATGCTGTAGGTCTTTCGACGCTTTCGCCTACTTTTACTAATGCTGCTAAATGTACTACGACATCTATATCAGGTGCTATATCCTTGGACGCCTGTCGAATGTCCCACTCTTCTATATCTAGTGGTATAAGTTCTAGGCCGGATTTTTGAGAAAGAAGGTTTACTACCTGGGTGCCGATATATCCTTTGGCTCCAGTTACTACTACCCTCACCTTTTCTTTTTCTTCTTGTAAGTTTTGCCTTGTTTAGGGGACGGGGTGCTCGGGTCTACTTTCATCATTTTCCTAATAATCTTGTCAGACATTGATGCAGCATTTACTAGTTTTGGTTGGTAAGGTTTTAGCTCGTGGTCGATAACGTCATAAACTTCGTCTACTGTTTTTACTTTACCTTTTTTACCGCTACCTCTAGGTACTCTAGTTCCCATTATTTTTTCCTCTTTTTCTTTTTAGCCGCCATTATGATATCAGCTCGGGTAATCTTCCCGTCCTTATTCATATCTGGGAACTTACTTGTCTTACGTTTTTTCTTCCTGGCTCTAGCCGCCATTTCGTATCTACTCGTCATTTTTTTCTCCTTGTGGTTCTAAATAAGATGTATCTACTCCAGCTAATTTTAAAAGCTCGGAATCCGGCAGTCGTTCTAGTTGCTGGATCTTGTCTACATTTATATTAACCTGGGTTGCTTGTTCTGGTGCGAATAACCCATGTAGTTTACATAGGGAGTCGACGACGTTTTTTTCTTCTGTGGCGGTGGCCGATTTTCGATGGGCCTCAAGATACATAGTAGTTGCTGTATTTCTATCAAACTTAACTTCTTCGCGCATCTCTTCTCTAAGATACTCAACAGCTTTTTGTATTTTAGGTTTCTTAAATACTTCGTACACGTGGTCCATGTTACGGTACCCGGCAGCACGACCTGCAGCTGCTTTTGTAAGTCCTCTTAAATGAAACAAAATCAATCTTTCTTCCTGGACAGAAAGCTCGGATAATTTTACTCCGGCGTATGGGTAATGTGACTGAAGTTCAATTCTTTCTTCTTCGGTCACCTGCATTTCTTGATTTGCTACTAGGCTCATATCGTAAGCATATCTTACTTGTGTATAACTTGTAAATTTTTTGTGGGAAAATTTTTTTTGAAAAATGTTTCATATACCCGTCTCGTATTCCCCATCCCGTCTGCCAGCGACCCACCCCCGACCCGGATTCGGTTTCTAAAACACAATCGACTTTCGACCTTTTGGAACCTTGTTTCAATTAATTACAACGCTTACGACATTCGTCGTTTTCCATATAGTTTTATGATGTAGGTAATAGGTTACTTACACGTTAACTAGCTAATATAAAAGGAGTTTATTATGGCTAACAATAAATACGAGACGAGCTTTGACGTCGACACTATCGAAGCACAAAAGGGTAACGGATTATCAATATCCAGAGCTGGCAATCTTAACATGGACGCTAAGATAGCTAACCCTAACTACGACCCAAAATGCAAGGACAAATCAGACCCTGCATACTACAAGATGACATCGATTAAGAACATCTTCAAGTTCTTCTTAGTCAAGCCTGACGGTAGCGTAGCGTTCGAGATTCAAGACCATTTGAATCTACAAGGTGGCATTGCTGTTACTGCATTCGGTAGAGAATTCTCTACGGAGAACAAGTAATGAGACTAGGATATTATCTTGGTCGTGCAACAAAGGGCGTGGCGAAAGCTACGCTCCCAGTTGCTAAGTGGGCGACACAAACAGCATCCACTTTTGCACTTGAGTTCGGTCGTGGCATGACTGAACAACCTAAAGTCATCAGCACTGGCGAACAGACTGATGAGAACTATAAAAATGCAGTGAGAGATGAGACTAACAACGAAGTCCCATCAGAACCTGTACAACCAGAGCTACCTGGCATGAATCCAGAACAACCTGCGAGGCAGTCATGAGTAGCCATTACATACCAGAGTCCATATGGGCTCTGGTTGAACATTGGAGAACATAATGGATTTATTATCAATCGCATCAATAGCTGTTATTGTCTACGTAACAGTTATGTTCTTACTTAAGGTATCAATCTTTGGTATCTATATCTACTTCGTTCTTAAGTTCTTTAACAACGAATCAGACCACTATTCTTCGCTCGATTCAGAGCAATTCAATCCTAACTTAAATACATAGTTAGCCATATCGGGGCACCTTCGGGTGTCCTGTCTTTTTTTATTAAAAGGACTACTATCATGCCTGCCAACTACTATCATCACGAGTGCATACGAGTGTGCCTGCATGCATATGCCACGCTTGACGATGGTTCCCTGTGTTCCACGGACCTGCCCCGATGTGGAACCGTTAAGTGGAACCGTTTCAAATGCCTGCCATTACAGCTCAAGGGGGGCATGTGCTTGCCGGCGGTTCCATGGTTCCGCCAAGTTCAGCAGCTACTACATTACGGTCGACCATCGACCTAGGATAAAGAACGATGAATGAATGTTATTTTTATATGGAACAACGGAACCATACCCTAGAACCGTTGTCGTTACGGGCCAGATTGTGTTCCACGGGACTTGGAACCATGTGGAACCGAGTGGAACCACCTAGATTGCGCCAAACAAGTTGTCGCTTCCATATAGTTTCATGTTGTGTGTGTAACACTCACGCATCACGACAGCACGTAGTCGTACTAAAGTACGTGTCGGTGTCACCGGAACGACCACAGCCAGATGAGAAGCTGGCTACTAACTTTAACCCATTTACAAACAAGGAGGTAACTATGGGATTAGACGCATATGCAGGTTTTCAAGAACCGCAACCACAAAACGTTGAGCCAATCAATGACGAGGCGCTCAGCACAACATTGCAAGCTGATGACGAATTCTATTGGCGTAAACATGCTAGATTGCAAGAGTACATGCAACAGCTATGGAGAGTCAGAGAGTTCGGTGAAGATGCCAAACACTGGGGAGGGCTCCGTATGGACGGTAAGCATGACCTATCTGAAATCATCTTCTTAGAACGTGAGGACATCGAAAGACTACAACAGTTAGTCGAGACTGACAGCTTGCCTTTCTGTCCAGATGGTTTCTTTTGGGGACATCAGTTCCAAGAAGAATCAATGAAAGAATATAAAGCACTCGACCTTAAGTTCTGTGAACGAGCACTGCAATGGCTCGATGAGGGCAAGAAGGTTTGGTACGACTGTTCATGGTAGGAGGAACTATGATTAAAGACTATTTTAGATCGGTGCTAATGGGTACGGGCGTTCTGTTCGTACTCTTTGGCATTGCTACGAGTATTCAATACTCACTTTTACTGCTCGGTATCGGGGTCGGTATCGGTTCAATATTGTATTTACTATGGAGGTTATTATGAATGCAAATATAGTTGGTGCGTTGACAACAGCGCTTTGGATATTAATAGAACTAATTCAGTTCGCATACATGGCTTATCTAGCCTGGAGGAATCGAGATGTTAATGGTAGGAATACTGTCGGCGCTAGGTTTGCTGATTCTAGCGCTTAAAGCAGGCGGTCGTAAAGCTATCGGTCACGATATCTTTGTCGACGTCTTAATCACAGTTACATTGATGGTGTGCTTTTACGGCACATTCAGCGGTATGACTGCAGCAATGATTGGCG